ACAAGTAAAGAAGGCCGCCTAATGGCCAATGTAGTCGTATCGGCACTTGCTACCTGGAACGGCAGGGCGCTAAAAAAGGCCAAGCAAGATGTAAGCGTATTTGATAAACAATTAAAAAACTTTGCTAAAAGCGTAGGCGTTGCATTTAGCGCTACAAAAATAATATCTTTTAGTAAGAAAGCGGTTAAGGCATTTGCTGAAGATGAAGTAGCGGCTAAATCACTTGCCTTACAGTTAGAAAATACTGGTAATGCTTTTAGAGTAACCGAAGTTGAAGCCTACATAAAAAGTTTAGAAAAAACTAACGCAATACTCACAGATTTACGTGCGCCGTTTCAAACATTATTAAACGTTACTGGATCAGTTGAATTAGCACAAAGATCTTTAGAGGCTGCTTTAGATATAAGTGCCGGCACTGGACAAAGCCTAACCACTGTAATAGGTGCAATATCAGCTGGCGCAAGAGGACAAACTAAAGCAATTAGAGGGCTCAATACTGGTATAGATGAAAGCATACTAGCTACTGGCGACATGAATAAAATCATGGAAGAACTTGAAAGAAGATTTGCAGGACAAGCTGCCGCTAGGTTAGATACCTATACTGGCAAAATGGATGCGCTGAAAAAAAGCGCAGATGAAGCGAGCAAAACTATTGGTGAAGGTTTAGTAGATGCTTTAGTTATTTTAAGTGAAGATAACACAATAGAAAACCTAAGTAGTGATATGGAAGATTTCGCAACAGCCATAGCAGATACTATCCGAGGTATTGCAAAACTTACTAAAAAGATACAGGAAATCCCAGGCGTAAATAAAATTTTTACATTAGAAGGCATACCAGTTTTAGGCAGTTATTTAGAAGCGTTTAGAAAAAGCGGCGCACAAAGTCGTATGCAACAAACAGAAGATGGTGGAAAAACAAGGGCAGCAAGAAGACTTGAACTTAGAAGCATTAAAGATAGTGTAAAGTTTAGAAAACAAGAAAACGATCAACTAAAGAAAAAAACCGCTGTAGATGAGTTAGCTGCTAAGTTTGATCTAGAGCGTATTGGTTTAACTACCGCACTTAACCAGGCCACAGATGATGAAACTAAATTACGCCTAAAATCACAGTTAGCAATCCTAGATAATAATGAGGCGCTGGCTAAAAAGTTATTAGCTGAGATGGATGCGGCAGAAGCAGCAAGACAATTAGCCGAAGCAGCTGAAAAGGCTAGAGCAGCATTTGACAGATTAGCAGCATGGAATCCTTTAAGTGGGTTACGAGTTACAGAGGCAGATATATTGGCAACTATCGGCGCTGCAGTAGCTGGACTGGCTGGTATGAGTAAACTGCCTGGATCACAGGGTGGTGGCAGTTTTAGTAGTGGTAGTGGCACTGTATTCCCACCTGCAATAACACCTTATGATCCATTATCTAGTTTAATGGCAACTACACAAGATTTAGCTGCCACAGGTTTTAGGTATGATCCGTTAAGTGGTTTAAGAGCTACAGAGCAAGAAATACGCATTACTGTAGATACTGCAGGTAGTGGCGACAAATTAAGCCAAGCTATTGCAGAGAGTATACAGGTTGCTACTAGATCAGGCTATAACACAGTACCTGCTGGTTTTATAGTATGACAGTACCTGTCGTAAATGCAGTAATTAACTTTAGTACTGGCCCTAGTTTTGCACAGACTCTAATTTTAGATGAGGGTAAACTAGATGTAAACATATTGGGAGATGCCACAGCTGTAATCGTAGATGTGTCTAGTCAGATTAACCGCATAGAAACTAATCGAGGCCGTACAGCTCTTAGTGATCAATTTCAAACAGGATCACTTACATTACGCATCGTAGATCAAAATGGAGATTTTAACCCACAAAATACACTAAGCCCATATTTTACATTATTAACACCTATGAAAAAAGTACAAATTACCGCTACATATAGTGGCACTACTTACCCTATATTTTCAGGGTTTATTACTAGCTATGTTACAACCTACCCAGAAACCTCATCTTTTGATGATGTAGCAATTACAACCATACAAGCTGTAGATGCTTTTAGATTAGCCCAGTTAGCACAGATAAGCACTGTTACAGGGGCAAGTGCTGGCGATTTATCGGGTACTAGGATAAATCAGATACTAGATGAAATTGATTGGCCAGCATCTCAGCGTGATATTGATGCGGGCTTGACTACACTACAGGCAGACCCAGGCACTAACCGCACAGCTTTACAGGCTTTACAAATTGCAACAGAATCCGAATATGGCGCTATTTATGTAGATGCAGATAATAACTTTGTATTTCAAGATAGAGGTGTTACAGCTGGATCTATTGGTGGCACACCTACAGTCTTTGCAGATGATGGCACAGGTATAGATTACTTTGATGCTACCTGGACACTTAATGACGTTTTAGTATTCAACAAAGCTACAATTACTAGGGTGGGTGGATCGCAACAGGTAGCCCTAAATCAAGCATCTATAGATAAATACTTTCTACACAGCTATTTCTTAGATAATCTACTTATGGAAACTGATGCGGTAGCCCTAGATTATGCCCAAGCTTATGTGGCTAGTAGGCAAGAAACTTCAATTAGATGCGATGCAATAGTCCTAGACCTATACACGCCTAATTACAATACAGGCATTATTGCAGCTTTAGACCTAGATTTTTTTGATCCAATAGAAGTAATTACTACACAGCCTGGCGGATCTACCATAGATAAAACCTTACAGATTTTTGGGGTGCGTATGGCAATTACCCCGAATAGTTGGAAGACAACGTTCACGACACTAGAGCCTGTTATAGATGCATTTATCCTAAATAATAGCATTTATGGCACTTTAGACTATAATGTCCTAAGTTACTAAGGAGTAGAGATGGCAGCAGGTTTAGGGTTTAAGGATTTTACTACAGGCGAGGTATTAACCGCAGCCGATGTAGATGGCTATTTAATGCAAGGCATCTGGGTATTTGCTGATGCCGCAGCTAGAGATGCAGCCGTTACATCACCAGAAGAAGGTAATGCCTGTTATTTAGAAGACACAAATGAAGTACTTACATACGATGGCAGTACATGGGTAGCTGTAGGTGGTGCAGGCGGTGGCATGACTTTAATTTCTGAACAAACAGCTAGCGGGTTGTCAAGTTTATCTTTTACAAGCTTGGGAAGTTACAAACAATTATTGTTGGTATGGTTTGGTATTAGTCATAATGTTACAGGAAGCACATTTGCTATTAGATTTAATAATTCAAGTGGCAACAATTACTATCATGGCGGTATGACTGCCTCAAGTGCTGGAACTATGACCGCTTTTTCTAATACCGCAACTTCGCTTTATGCAAGCCAAAGCGGACAATCAGCTTATCCTTTTGGACAAGACGCTTATTCAGCATACGCGCCTTATGGATTAAGTGGTTCATTACTTATCGATAATTATACTTCTTCAACAAAAAATAAGTTTTATCAAGGTCATTGGTATTACAATAATGAAAATCAAACTTACAGATATATTGCAGATATACAAGGTTCTTGGAATGATACCGCAGCAATAACATCCATTGATATTGTGCGTTTAACTGGTTCTGCAACTTTTAGTAATACAGCAAATTCCCAAATTCGACTGTACGGAGTATCATAATGAAAAGAATTGTTAACTGTAAATCTGGTGAAATTATTGACCGCGAACTAACAGATGATGAAATAAAACAACAAGAAATAGACTCTAAGATTATTGAAGAACTCAAAATTGAAGCGGAAGCCAGGCAAGCAGCAAAACAAGTTATCCTTGATCGCTTAGGTTTAACTGCTGACGAACTAAAAACCATACTAGGCTAATGAAACCCTGGCTATGTGCAGCTGGTGTCCAGTTAAGAGATCAGATTGATACCTGGTATCCAGATCGCCGCACTACCAGTGATGGGTGGATTGGTGATGCTCGTCATTCCGCCAGTAAATCGGATCATAATCCAGACAAACGGAGCGGGCTCGTTGTCAGAGCCGTTGATGTTGATTCTCGCTTGGATTCATCCGAAGGGATCTCAATATATTTGGCTGACCAAATCAGAAAATGTGCAAAAACCGATAAGCGTATATCTTACGTAATCTATAATGGCCGTATCTGCTCAAAAATTCTAAACTGGAAGTGGCGTAAGTACAGAGGCATAAACCCGCATCGATCACACATGCATATTAGCTTTACTAAGGCAGGCGACAAAGACGGCAAACCTTTTGATATACCACTACTAGGGGGGAAAATATGAAAATATCAGAAAAACAAAAGGCAGTACTTAAATCCTATTTTAGAGGGGTTTTAGTATCTTTCTTAACTTTCTTAGCAAGTAATGAATTAGGTTTAGATCCAACCATATCTGTAATTGTTGCAGCTTTGGCAGGGCCAGCAGTTAGGGCTTTAGATAAATCCGATCCTACTTATGGTGTCGGTGCAGATGAAGCATGAGTCCAGCGGAATGGGCTGGCTTTGGCGCTGGCGTTATGGCCGTGCTATCAGGCGGGCTAATCGGATTACGTTTTCTCGTTAAAGGTTGGTTGAACGAA